TTTAAAATTACACTCCAACATTATTTGTGTTAAACAGGCAAGAAGATTTACTTCTTGATCTACTACGAAAGCAGACTTGTATTGATACTCAGCAATGATTAAAACTGCTGCAGCAACACTAGGACCATCCATTAGACCAGATGCACTATCATACAACTTTCTCATAATAGATACAGGATCAGCATCTAAGTTAGCATGAACCCACTTCTTAACATCATTGAACTTTTTACTTTTCAATGCAGCAACAAGTGCATCCATATTAGCATCGCCTAATGCTGCTAGAATTCCAGTATCTATAGAACCAGTTGATGAATACTTTTGAAGTTCGTTAAGTGTTCTTCTAAAGTCTGGAAAATATTTGTTAACAACTTCTGCAACAACCTTATCTGAGAAAGGAACATCTTCGGCAGTTAGAATGCCACGACATCTTTCAAAGAATGATGCTGCAAGTTCTTGTTTTACCTTTCCTCTAACGTTGAATTCAATAACAGTAGTTCTACTATGTAGAGGTTCAATAATACGATTCTTGAAATTGCAAGTAAATATAAACCTACAATTTTTTTGAAACGTCTCAATGTTTGCTCTCAATAGAAGTTGAACATCAGGAGTAGTATTATCTGCCTCATCAATGATAAGGACTTTGTGCTTACTTGTAGAAGTAAGTGATACCGTAGAAGCAAAATTACTTGCTTGATTTCGTACTGTATCTAGAAATCTACCTTCATCAGATCCATTAATAACATAGAAGTCTGCTCCTAATTCAGTGCATAATGCTTTTGCAATAGTTGTTTTACCAACACCTGCAGTTCCTGAGAGTAGAAGATTTGGTATCTCTCCTTGTTTTACGAAACCTTTAAAAGTTTCTTTCACATCTGATGGAAGAATACAGTGCTCGATTTTCTTCGGTCTGTATTTTTCCACCCATAAAAAATCATTTGACATTAGGTATTAGGTTCTAGTGCAATAAAGTATTTGATCTGATCACCTTCAAAGAGAGCAACATTCTTTTTGCTCACAGTAACATTGTAGTCACCTTTGATTAGTTTTAGATTCTCAACTTTAAAACAGTAACAAAACTCATCATTAGTTTCACCAACATTAACAGAAAAACTATTAGATGTATCGTTCTTCTTATCGGTCAACTGCAATTCCATTTTACCTTTGTATCCTACTAGACATAGATCTGAGAGAGAATAGATACTTGCAACTCTTTGAAGTTTATCTAAGTCATTAGTACGAAGACGAAACTTTACATCTTCAGATGGAAGTGTGATCTCACGCTCTGGTGGTTGAGTAATGATATCTGGATCAGCATAGAAGAATCTAGACTTATAGATTCCAGAACTATCACTTACAGTTACATAATTCTCATTTGATGTGTCAATTTTTGGTGCATCTAAAGTATTCAAACCTCCAATAAAAACACCTAAATCATAGATTGAAATCTGAGAATCAAATTGTTCTTCGACTTCAGCGATAGCAAGAATGTTCTTGTTAAGACTTAGTGTGGAGATTGTGTTACCTGGTTTGATAACAATAGATTTGTTGATGGCACAAAAGTTTTTTAAAACTTCAATAGTTGGTTGTGAAATAACTGTCATCGATCGTAGTCAACTGAAAATGATGTAGGATTGTTTACTGCTGCTTCGTTTGCTTTAGCAGTTTTGTCGTTAAAGTGGAGTAGCAACATTCCATAATGAATGATCTTAATGATGTCTTTCCTTGCTGACCCCTTTCTGTCATAACGTGAAGCATACTTCAGAACATTACTTCTACAGAATGCTTCAGCGTCACCAACAGAATCAATAAGGTCAAGAGTCTGAACGTTACCGACAGAATAATGACCTTTGTATGTGTTGGAGATGTATTCTGAAATCTCCTTGAGGATCTCATCCTCGCTGTACTTTCTCATAATATAGAGAGGGTATTTCTCAACCCTCAGTATACTCTAGTTCTTCCTGTGCGTCAACCTTTGTATAAAGATCGAGGAAGGATTGCTTAGTATCATCATCGAAACGATTGACACAGTTAGTGATTGCACCTAGACGATCACCAAAGATTTGATGTGCATGAACGATGTGAACTAGACGACGAGTTGTAATGACTTCATCAACACCACCGTCAAAGAATGTTTTACGGATAACACCTGCCCACTTGATAAGCATCTCAGTAAAATCTGCATCACATCCTTGGTTCAATAGGATCTTGCTTTCGATAGCAGCAGATGGATACTCTTGCTCAAAAGTGATTGGGAAACGCTCTAGGAATGCTTCATTGAGAACGTTAGTTCCAACAAAGCGACCGTCATCGCTGCCTTTACCTTTAGTATTTGCAGTTGCAATAACATTGAATCCTTGAGCAGGTTTTACATAACGACCAATCTTTTTGAGGAATACACCTTTACCTTCTAGAACAGATTGTAGACATAGAATCTTGTTTGATGCAAGATCGATCTCGTCTAGAAGGAGTACAGCTCCCCTCTCCAAAGCTTCAACCACAGGTCCGTTGTGCCAAACAGTGTCGCCATTAACAAGACGAAACCCACCAATAAGATCGTCCTCGTCAGTTTCGATTGTGATGTTGACACGAATCAATTCTCGATTAGTTGACGCACACGCTTGCTCAACTGAGAGAGTCTTACCGTTTCCAGAAAGACCTGTAATGAAGACAGGATAGAATTTATCGGACGCGATAACTTTGCGAACATTGCTGAAGTTACCAAAAGGGACGTAGGAACCATCTTTCTCTGGGATGTATGAAACTTCCTTTGCAGGTTTTGCAGATGGTTTCTTGAAGCACTCTTCAATTTGTTGTGCTGTCAAGTTCCATTTGCCAATACCTGATTTATAAGACTTCAACCTCTTACAGGCAGTAGCATAAGATACACTTAGTTCTTTTGCTGAATTACGAATGTCAGAACATCCTACCTCAACACCAACATTATCAGTTAAGTGTTGAACGAGTTGTTCAGTAGTCACAGGGTTTGGTTCAAAAGGCATGAGTCTAGTTTGTTTGTTTATACATTTAGTATAGCAGATGAAACTGCTATGTGTAGGGGGAGTGGACAGTTTGTTAATCGAACACTGCTGTCACACTTTGCACAGTTGCACCAGGATTTCTTGCTAGTGCAACTTTCTGTGCGTCATTGTAGTCAACAGCAATTACAACTTCTTCAAAAATTGTACCTGCTTTGAAAAGAGTTACTTTACATTTCATGCGATGTTCTCGATAAAGGCATTAAGGATTGTTTTGTTGGTCATCTTAGAACCCATGTGCTTTTTGAATGCACGTTGTAGTTCTGCTTTGGTAGCAACTTCGCCCTTTTGTTTTACTTCAAGGTCGTCAGTGCCATGACCAATTCCATGAGTAGGGATGTAGAAAGATTCGGTAAAACCTGCTTTCTCTTTGATGGAAGCAAACTTGTTTTTCTTCCATGACTTGTCAAGGTTATCAATGAACTCTTGATCAAAGGAAACTGAACGAGCAAATCTATTCATTTCTCCTTTGCTACAGAGACGGATACCAATCCAGTTGTAATCAGTAACCTCTCTTAGAAAACCAACCATAGTTTGAGTAACCTCATATGGACTACTACTAATCTTTCTAGTATATCCTGTCTCAGGATCACGAAGGAAAAATACTTTTCCATAAGAATGTTGGATACTAGATACACGATACTGATCTTTCTCGTAGTAGTAACCTTCATCTTCTTTACGCTCTCTCATGTAACTCATAGGATTTGATTCTCCATCAGTTAGACAGACTACGTTTACTTTAGTAACACCCTCAGTTTTCTTTAGTAGATCTACAATCTTACGAGTGCACATCATTGCTTCCGCTAGAGGAGTGCCACCTAGTCCATACTTGTGACAGTAGTTGAGACGATATCCATTCATTGCAAATGCTTGCATGTATACCATCTTCATAGATTCTTCAAGAGATCTCTTGTTTTGCTTTGAAGAGAAGAACTCAAAGAGTTTGAAAGAACTGTCAAAGTTAAGACTATTCTCTTTAGGAGTGACAGCAGGATTCATCTTGGTATCATATCCATATGCATATCCACTCTGGAAACCATACACACGGAATGGAATTTGTGCTTTACGACAGAACCAAACCAAGTTGTATACTTGCTTGAGAGTATCAAGAAGTTGATGATTCATAGATCCTGACCAATCAAGATACATAACAAGTCCATGATTCTTTCCCTCAGGAACTACTGTGACTCTTTTAAAGATATCATCAGTTAGTTTGTACTTGTATAGAGATTGTGTATTGATAACACCAGTTTTAGATGTTGCTGCTCTCTTGTATTCTGCAGCAGACTTCTTCATCTCAAATTGCTTTAGAAGATAATTTACAGATTTCTGTGCACTCTTCTTGTAATTCTCATAATGATTGACAGCATACTCAACATTACCCATGTAATTATCTAGTGATTCTTTATTACCAAACGCTTGACCATAGAAGTGAAACTTTAGACCCTCTGTAATTTCTTCGGAAGGAATAATAATTTCATCAAGTTTGATTTGTGGAAGTGTTAGATAAACCCACTCTTTAGCATCTTCATCTATAAGTGTCTCTAGTGCTTGTGAAAGTGCTTCCTCGGTAATACTCTTAGTCTCATCATGACCTGATGCAATTTGACCACCACCTATAGGAGATACAGACTTAGTTGTTACTGGTTGATCGTCAGATGTTTCTGTAATATCTGTTTGCTTAGATGATGGTTGAGGTACGGATTGTGTATCTTGTCCTTGACCTTCTGTATCAGTTTCCTGATTCATAGAAGTCTCTTCTCCATCATCTCCTTCTTCAGAATCAAATGGAAAGTCAAATTGACTTAGGTCATCATCTTCAACCTTTGGTTTTGCATCTTCAATCTTTTGAGCATGACCATACATTTCATTAGCAAGGTCAACTACATCTTTGAAGGTTTTTGTATTACTTACTTTCTCTACCCATACTTGCTCATCTTCATTGAAAGGCATAGAACTGTTGCCTTTGAAATATAGATTGATACGATCGATCAAAGGAAGAGTCTCTAGATCTTCATGCTTTACACCGAAGAAGTCATCGTTCCAAAGTTCTGTATAACCATCGAAGAAAGACTTACGAAGACCAGGATATGTATCCTTCATCATACGCTCAATACGAGCATCTTCAATTACATTTACAAATGATTGAGGAGCGTCTCCAAAAGGATCGTTAGGTGTATAGAGTGCGTGTCCTACTTCATGTCCTACGAGAAGGTCGTATACAGTGTTAGAAGCGGTCTTCCAGATTGGGAGAATAAGAAGACGCTTTTCTACATCGAAACAAGCAGTAGAAACTTGACGGTGCTCTACAGTTAGGTTTTCTGTTGCTAGGAGTCTAGCGAGTGTTCCTTTTACTTCTTGATTGATCATCGTGTTTGCTTTAGATATCTATATGATAGCAGTTCACACGACCAATGGTCAACCCAGTGGACACTTTTTTAACTGTCTACTGGCAGGCACATACCAAATTCCTATCTCCATGTACATTATCTATACGATTAACTGCTGGCCAAAACTTATTTTTTGGTAGATTAGGGAAAACTGCCTGTTCTCTAGTAAATGGATATTCCCATGTCCCACATATTTCTGATTGAGTGTACGGTGCATTCTTGACTATCTCAGGACATTCATTAATCTCTGCTCTTATCATTGCCATTGCTTCACCAAACCTCTCTAACTCTTTCAGTGATTCTGATTCAGTTGGTTCTACCATCATAGTTCCTAGAACTGGCCAAGACAATGTAGGTGCATGAAATCCATAGTCCATCAGTCTTTTAGCAATATCTTCAGCAGTAACTGGTAAATTACGACAATCAAAAATACATTCGTGTGCAACTCTACCATTATCTGCTTTATATAATACGTCAAAGTATGGTTCTATCTTCTTTGCTAACCAGTTTGCATTTAATAATGCCACCTCTGTTGCCTCTCTAAGACCATCAGCACCCATCATTCTAATATACATCCATGTAATAGGAAGAATACTAGCACTTCCTTGAGTTGCTGCAGATACTCTTTGATTAACAAATGGTGCTAGATGTTCTGCAACACCGATAGGACCTACACCAGGTCCGCCACCTCCATGTGGAATACAGAATGTTTTATGTAAGTTTAGATGACATACGTCTGCACCATAATGACCTGGTTTACAAAGACCTACTTGTGCATTTAGATTTGCACCATCAAGATATACCTGACCACCAAATTCATGTACAATCTCACATATCTCTTTTATAGTTGTTTCAAATACACCATGAGTAGAAGGATATGTAATCATACAACCTGCTAATTCAT